AGAGCCATTCCATCCAACTCCCCAACCACTGTTTTCCGATTTAGTAGTTGCGCCTTCATCTATAAACATAATCTTTGTGCCTTGCATTATACAGGCACTCAGGACAGCCTTTTGTAATACGACAAAGGAAGAAACCATTTCCTTTGTATACTTTGGATTGGATTTGATCGTCAATATTCCAATGGCTTCCACTTTGTTCAAGTCAACTGATTTTACTACTTCTATCGACCCCGTTGGCTCTTCTTCGTGTCTTCCATTGTATGACCCACCAGAAGTGATGCACTTTCCTTTTCCCCATGCTTTGTCGTAATGCTTTAATGCGTGTTCATAGGAATAGTCTTTCTTAAATTTAGTAAGTAAATCAAATTTGGTAAACTCAGAGCCATGATTTGCACTTTCTTTATATGTTCCTAAAGGCGCAAATACAATATCTGGGACAACAAGATGATTCCGTTTTGTTTCTGCTTGTTCAAAGACAACATTTTGCTTTACCCCTTCATTGTGTGCAGTCTGTCCTTGTATCTGTCCTTGCTGTTGTCCTTGTTTGTTGTAATTAATATTTGTGTTTTTGTTTATATTGGTATTCACATTCTTGTTGAAATTGGCATTTGCGTTGACGCTTGTGTTTTTGTTTATGTTGGTATTTGTATCAATATCAATATCTCCAAGAAATGCCATTGACGGAGTTGAAATAAAAAATACCAGTAAGATTGCGAATAAGATTGTGTATAATTTTTTCATGGTTAGTTTCTCCTTTTTTTATAAAGTTGTGGTTTTTGTTTCAACCGAAATAATAATTGTTGAGCCTATTTGCATACGCAAATAGTCTACTTTTGGATTAAGCTCTTGCAGTTTCTTCCAATTCAACATATTGCCCGTATATTTTTGAGCTATCAAGGAGAGAGTGTCCCCTTCAATAACTGTGTGTGTTCGAGCTTTTTGTTGTGCTGGTTCTTCTTCGTCCAACTCTAAAATCACCTCCTTTATTTGTTCATTATGACCATTTTCTGATAGTCCTTTAAAGACAACAAACTTGCCCATTGAGTTATAAACATTTTTTACATATTGTTTATCGTAGTTTACATACTGCAAAAGGGCTTTCTCCATGTTGTTATTATTTTCACCCAAGTATTGTTTTAGCACAAAAGCACCAGAGTCAACGCCTGTTTCTATATCGTGGAAATCAAATCTGCTTTCTAAGTTGAGTTTTTTTACCCATACAGGCATTACCTGCATCAGTCCTCTTGCCCCTGCTTTGCTGCGTAGAGTTGGATTGAAATGGCTCTCCCGTTCCATCACTGCAATAATTGGGATGATTGGCAGATTATGTTTATCACTTGCAATTACAATGTTTTTGGCAATCTCTGTTGCAACAAGTCTTGGTATTGTTTTATTAATCCGCAGTATATAATCCCTAATTTGATTGTTAATCTTTCTTTCCTTCTCCTGCATTTCAACCACTTTCTGTACAAGTGAGATATTGGCATCTAGTAGTTTATCTGTAATTACTTTTGCCTCTGCCAAGTCAGATTTGTATGCATGTATCTGCCACCCCATCAAGAGAAGAGTAATAGAAATTACCGACATAATTAAAACTACTCCCAATTTTTTCTTGTCAATCCTACTTTCTTTTTCTAATAGGTTTGCACTCATTTTGTCTACCTCCTTTGTTATTGTAAGTTAAATGCGTCTTCCCATTCTCTAAAACTTTCAGCATTTGTAAATGATCTAAAATTTAATTTCTCGAATGTATCATAGAAATCTTTTGAATACAAGATGTTTTCTTTGTACACAAAATCCTTTGTTCCTTCAAATGGTAAGGATACTAATGGTTTGTTTCTTTTTATTATCTCTTGCCCTTCTTCAGACTCAATACTTTTGAATGTTTTGTGGTGTTCTGGTAATGTTTTAAGTAAGTATTTTATAGCAGTCTTATATCCCACTCCTTCAATACCAACCACGTTATCAGTTGAACATCCTGCCATTGCTTTTACGTTTCGCCATTCGTAACTGTTAATCCCATATTTCTTTTGAAACCTGGCTCTTGTCATCATTTCTTTAGATTGAAAATCCCACTGAGAAGAGTACAATCCTATGAATTGCCATAAATCATTGTCTCTACTCACTACAATTTTCATTGGGCAATTCGTACACTTAACCAGAGAGGCTATAATATCATCCGCCTCAAGTCCCGTTTGAATAAAGTTGTTCTCGTTATTCTTGAAACCAAGAGCAGGAAGAACATCCCTTCTCAGTCTATGGAATTGTGTATAAGCAATGCCATCAAAAACTTTCTCCTCTTTTGTCTTCTCTTCTCTTCTTTTCCACTTATATTGAGGATAGAGCTTTGCACGATAGCTTAATTTGCTGTCCCAAGTGAAGGCAAATGCGTTAGAATTGAACCTTTTTGCAAATCCGAGTACATCATTAAGGAAGTTAAATATAATCTCTGTTTTCATCTCATCGAATGACAGTTCTACATTCTTCATGGCATGTTTAGCTCTATGGCAAATTGCAGGACTATCTATTATTATCAAGTCTTGTTTCATGCGTATTTTGGTTTCCTATTTAGTCGAATCTTTTCTTCTATATCATTCCATGTTTGACCGACAAGTAGCTGCAAGTCGTATTCTAAGGATTGTAACTCTATTTCGTTTATTATTTTTTCCTTAGTACCTTCAAGTCCAAAATCTGTTGCTTTTATTGTGCGTCCTGTTGGTTTCTTTTTCGTTTTTGGATTAGCTTTCTTTACTGTTCCCATTTTCCATATACCATTTTCCAATAGAAAGTCTACGTTTGCTGAAAGGTCATCAACTCCATAGTCATCAAATATTGGGAAGACGACTGAGCGTTTCTTGCCAGTTAATTTATTTTTAGTCAGTTTTGCTTGTGTGCTGACACCAATAGCTCTCTTTCTTCTAAGGAATGTCTTTAGAACAGATAACCATAATTCGTGTGTGCTGTAAAACTTTAAAGCTTTTCCACCACTCCTTGTTTTGTCTGTGAAGCCAAATCCTATATTATCCCTTGTCTGTGAAATAGGCATTACAAGAGCTTCCATGTCTTTGATGTCTCGGCAAATAACTCTTAGTATTTCCCCAATTAGCTTTGGCTTTTCCAGTTTGTAACTTCCTTTTTTCTTCTTGGCTTTTCCGTCCTCTTCGTCAACTTCTATCTTTCCACTATCTTTTGCCATTTGCATAGCTCTTTTTCTTTCTTCGATTGAGGTAAGAGCATCCAAGCTGTCAAGAATATAAACGAATGGTCTGCCATTTTGTATTGCTGCTACTATGTTACCATAGAAGTCTTGAATTGTATCGGATACCACTTCCATATTTATTCTATCATTTGTCTGATGCCCAAATAGATATTCAAGATTTATTTCAAGAGCGGCTTCAACATCATCATAATAGAAATCATAGTCATCAAACCGTTTGTGCATTGCCATTTCCGCACAACAAGAAAGAGCCAACATTGTTTTTCCTGAAGAACTATCCCCAATTAGATTGACAAGCTTTCCGAGTCCATAGCCACCTAAAGGATTGTCTGTACAAGCACAGTTTAGCAAAGTAGAACCAGTTGGTATGATATTGTCTGTACTGATTTTTTCTTTTACTCGAATCTGTATTTTTTCTTTTGTTGCGTTCCTTATCTGAGCCGTTACTGATTTCTTTTTCAGCGTTGGCTTTTTCTTTAGTATTAGCTTTGCCATTTTGCCTCCCCATTGATTGTTGTGCGCTCGGCCAATTTCGCCAGAATCAATAACCGATAGTTTTTATCGTGGACACGCACAAAAGTTTATTTCTTTCTCAAGACGAGAGGCTTCTTCTTACTTTTTACAGCCACTGGTTTTTTCTTTTCTTTCTTTTTCTTAGCTTCTTCTAACCGTTGCTGTTCGTCTGAGCAATCATCGTATGAGTCGCACTCTTCACATTGTTCATACTTATCACATTCAATGCCAAACTTTGCTCCGTATGGACATTCACCAGCAGTTGACTCTTCCGGTTCTGTCTCTTCCGGTTCTGTCTCTTCTGGTTCCGGTTCTGGTTCTGTCTCTTCTGGTTCTGTCTCTTCTGGTTCCGTTTCTTCTGGCACCTCTTCAGTAGGGGGGTCTTCTTCCCCATTGAATACAGCAAATACTTTATCTTCGTCTGGGTGCATATCAATGATTTCGTCCAAAGAAAAGGATGTGTCAAGAACTTCATCGGGAATTGGTTCTTCTCTGTCAATGAATCTGTGACCTATCCAATCTTGGCTGTCTCTGTCTGTTCCACTATCATCTTTATATGTGCCAGACTTTAGGATTTCAAATGCAATTGTTTTTCCATTGTCCGGGTCGGAGAAGATAACAGGAGCGCCCCCTTTTGGATTCTTTGCAATTGCATCAATTTTCTTTTCAAAGAAGAAATGGGCAACTTCAAAAATTTGCAGTCCTTTTTCTTCTTCTTCGGGAGTATCATGTACCCATACAAGATACACAGTCCTTCTCTTTGGAGCAATTGGTTTCCACTGTGATTTTGTAAGACGGTTCTTTCTGATGTAATCACAAATGGGGTCTGCGAGTTTGAAGTTCTTTACTTGGCACACAAATGGGTCATTTCCTACTCCGATGTTTTGGTGAACCCATAAGTCAATGACGTATGATAGTCTACCTTCTGCCACTTTCGGATGATTTTCACCAGTAATAAAAGGAATGATGTCGATAAGATGTTCCCCATACTCAGGACGCCAGAACTCCATCCCTTCGGGAACTGCATCCTTGAGAAAGTATGTTCCATAATCTCCGCTGCCAGTATCATCCTTTGTTTCAATTGCTTCCTCATGCCTCTCTTTCAAATCTTTCTTGAGTTTTTTTGCTTTTTTTCTGAATGACATTACTTTTTACCTCCTTTTCTCTTTATGTTAAGTTTTACTTTCTTCTTTAATCTCGGATTTTTGTCGAGTTCATCTTCTACCATTTTATGCATCTCATCTGTTTTAATCTCATCAAAATTCTGCTTGGATACTTTTGGGTCTGCCCAGTATCCTGAGATGTAGAGAGATACAAGTCCTTCAAGAGCTTTCTTTCTGTGTTCAAAAGCTAACTTAGCGATAGATAGTATATTCACTTCTTCATTCAAGTCAAGTAAGGTGTTGTTAGCCTCCTTATGTTTATCCGTATCGACAACATACCCACGTACCACAGTCTCAGTCAACTTGATTTTTGGAAAGTTCTTTTCCCAATTCTTCCTTGCATCCTTGTCTATGTCTGAGTCAATGAGAGCAAGATTTTCTTTCTGTCTGTCTCGCTCCTTTGTCCTCTCAGCCCACAGTTTACCATATTTCATCACATGCTCAGCCTGGTTTTTTAAATTCTTTTCCAGACTGCTTAGATCAATTGCCAAATCTTCTTTATAATCAAGTATACTCATCAAATCACCTCCTTATCTAAAACACTCTGCTGGTGTTCTTTTTATAATTCTTTTGGCTATTTTAAATGCTCTCATTTGAGTTCTATCCCAACTCAAAACACTTTCTAAAAGAAAGGTGGTGTCCCCATCTTTTCTTTTTAAAATAATTTCTGTTTCAACATCCCTAATAGGCACATCAAGAATGCAGTTAAACGCTGCCAAAAACTGAGATTTATTGTGTACTATACATTTTTGATTCATATCTTACTCCTTTTAGAATGGGATATCGTCTTCGCTCTGTTCCTGACACGCAAAGAAGCAACCTAATGTCACTCCTGCTTTGCCAGTGTACATAAAACTGTCGGTAAAACATGCAATGATACTTGCGAGTCCAGTAGGAACACCAACATGATTTAACATTACTGTATTAAGATAGCCAAGTATTGCATATCGTATTGATTCTGGCTCCCCTTTCAGATTCTTTAAGAGCTTTCTTATCTTTGTCCATTTATTTATAACGGATAATTTTGGGTCAATCAATGCTTTGCATATTTCTTTTATAGAAGACTCGGACACGATAAGATTTTCAACGGCATCTATTGCCTTTTCTTCGTCTTCCATATCAATCACACCATCAAATAGAGACAGAGCTTGTCCTGCACTTCCCCAACATGACTTGGCAATCTTTCTTATCACACCTATTTTATATTCCTTTTCTTCTTTTCCTGCAACTGTCTTGAGCAATCGAATAACTTGACTTCGTATTAATGGCTTCAGTTCAATTTCATGGCAACGTCTTCGGATTGCTTTGAGTGTATTTGGCTTGATAGTTGACGGCTCAGAAGTGCATAAAACAAAGTGTGCATGTTCTGGTGGCTCTTCAAGTAGTTTTAAAAGAGCTTCCAGTGCGGGACCAGTTATCATGTGACATTCATCCAACAGATATAATTTTTTGTCACCTGCCATTGGAGCGTAGACAACATTCTCAGCTATCTTTCGTATCGTATCAATACCACGAGTGTTTGCTGTGTTGTATTCGTAGAAGTCTGCTCCTGATACTTCAAGATATTCTTTTATAATTCTTGCAAGGGTAGTCTTTCCACCTCCGGGCAGTCCGGTGAAGAAAAAGCTTGAGGGAATATCAACTCTCTCAAGGACAGAGCCAAGACTTTCAATTGCTGTTTCATTTCCGACAAAATCTTCCAGTGTTTTTGGTCTGTGTTTAATTTGTAGTGTCATTGTTTTTTGCCTCTATAATTTTTGCATGTTGCTTGCAGTATAATCCTTCCACACCGTAACCCATTTTGCGTGAGCATTGACAAAAATATCCAAAACTGATGCTGATTTCATATGCACAGTGCCCCTCTCTCCATTTGGTTCCTTTTGGATTTCCTGCCCACCTACCATATAAATATTGTCTCGCCTCTTTTCTTGTTTTTGGAAAATCAATCATTATACCTCCTCCACATCATGCTTTTCTTTATGGCGTTTGATAACTTTACCATTAGATAGTTTAACTAATATAGTCTTGTCATTTTCCTTGACCACTTCTCCTCTCACATTCTTTTTACTTCCCAAATTGAAAGTTACTGTCATCTAATTACACCTCCTTTATTGATTCGTTTTTTAATATCTCGATAACTTTTCCTTATTCCAGTACAAACTATATTGGTTCTCATTCTGTTTGTAACAAGTCCTTTTGTTTTTTCTTTACTTCCCCATGAGTACTGTCTTCCCATGATATTGTCTGCTCCAACATCATAACCAATTTCCTGTCTGATTTTCTTTGCACGACCGCTGTTCATTGTGGTTTTCCTTTCTTTGGGATGCATTGAATATGAAGGATTGTCCCATCCCAAAAACTTCTTGTTAGTTCTGTGTCCATTCCTGCTTCCTCACATTTTTTGTGTTGCAAAATAGTTTCTTCGGAAGTCATTGGTTTTGGATGCCTTGCTTCACCACACCCAATTACAATAGCCATTAGTACAAATAGAATAATTATTTTCATTTTCTCACATCCTTTTTGTCATACCATGTCCCATCTATTTCTGTTATTTCGTGGTCTATTCTAAGTGGCACAATAATCCAATCAAATTCTTTTCGGACTCTCACTGTGCCAATATCATTGATAAGATAAATTATCTCTTCCTCTTCAGGCGGATACAAGTCGTTCACAATCGAGTCATATATTTGACCAATTATTTTTGTTTTGAGCTTTCGCTTTTCCATTTCTTTTAGCAGTTCTATCAATGTCCACAACAATATATGAAAGGCAGTTCCCTGTGCTTGATAGTTAGTGCAATCATTCTTTGCCAAGTATCCTCTAAAGACAAAGCCAAGATGTGTTTCTATAAATCCTTGCTTTCGATACAGTTTGTTTATTTTTTCTTTCCATTTTTTATAGTGAGGGAATCTCTCGTCCCAAAATACTCTTTCTACTTCCTTGCAATGTTCCACAAAGGCATTATAATTATTAACACCTTTCTTTCTCAAGTGCTGTCCTAATGTTATGCCCGAATCTAATTTAAGTTTAATGCAGTTGTCCCATAGATTCTTTGCACATGAGCCATACCAATCTCCGTAGAACTCAGGAAAGACCCATTGGTTCTTTGCATAGAATCGAATCTTTTTTGTGACTTCCTTTTGTTTCAGCTTCCACAAATCAGCAGCAGAATCCCTATGCATGTCAGAGGCAGTGTCAGTAACATATTTTATTAGATTCTTGTCCATGTTATAACAAGTACTCGTAGTCACTTCTATACCACTGAAGTCACTCTCAAGAATCTTCCATCCTTTTGATGGGATGATGCCTGAACGAGTATATTTTTTTGCCTCTTCATCTCTCTTTGGAATGTTTGCAAAGTTTGGTCTGTCTGTGCTTGGTCTATATGTCACAGGAATATTTAAGTTGGACATTGGGTGCATTTTGCCATTATATGTCTCTCGCTTAAACTGGGCAACGTATGTACCTCTAACTTTCTCTAATTTTCTGAAGAGCAATAATTTCTCAGCGAATGGTGAATTTATCTTGGCAATTGCATCTTTATCTGTTGAGTAACTTCCTTTTGTTGTTAATATCTTTGGTAGTTTTAGGATATCATAGAACAATTGTCCTAAATCCTTTCCCGAAGTGTTGCTCAACGTTCTCCCCGTCTTATCTCGAAAGAGTTTGGCTTCTTTTCCTTCGTTCAGATACTTTTCAAGCTTGGCAATCTTCCTGTCCAACTCTCCTGTTCCTTCTTTTGTAGATAAGGAATTGTAATATTCTTCATTGATACATATACCATTTTGTTCAACTTTAGATAAAGCTAACGTCCCATCATGTAGTAAATAATATGCATCAATCATCTTCTTTTTATCTGTGGGACCAATCATATAGTCTTCTTCAAATTGTGGTAACTGTATTTCTTTAAACAACTTGCGACAAAACAAGGAATCCAAACCACCATAATGAAGCACATCTTCAAGTGGTGCTTGTTCGATTTTATTAAAAGCGTTGGAGTTCTGAGCTTTCAAAAATCTTTTTACTTTCGCATCATAAGGAAAGAAACCAAAATTAATGTAAGTTTGAAAGTTCAAGGAAGTATACGCTGAACGATTATCAAGAATGTGTGCAGCAAGCATCGTATCCCAAAACCATCCTTTGATTTTAACGTTCAATAATGTTGATGACCATACATCCTCAAACTTGATGTTATGAGCTATCTTGCCGATGTCAGGATTTTGTAGTATCTTTCGCCATCTCTTTCTTATCTGTTTGAACATTAGAGGAGACCAGTGGTCTTTATAATCGAAAGGAAAAGAGAAGGCTTCATCCCCACAGCAAACAGAGATTGTGGATATCTTGTGTCCGGGAGCGTATGGTTTGAGCCCAGTTGTTTCATAGTCAAATGCTAAATGTTCTGGTTCTTTTTCAAGAATGTCATCCAGTACATCACAAACAGAATCAAAATCGTACAAGCAGGTAACTTGTTTATTCTCATCCTGAAATGTAAACGGCTCTAATGTCAATGCCTCCGCAGCGTTCTTTACATCACGCATCCAACAGGACACAAGATTTTTATCCTTGCTGCTCCGAATAATATAAGACGGATGATACATAGGTAAAATATATGCACCCGTTTCTCTGTCAGGGATACAAAGCCCTCTCCATCTGTTTGCCGTTACAATCTTGAACTTTCCCATGAAAAAGGATTGAATCGCTTTTCCACCAAGCAACCAAATAAACTTAGGATTATATTTTTTAATTGCTTTAGTTACAAGAGGACGGCAGTATGATAACTCCGCTTTGGTTGGTGGTCTGTTCTTTGTTCCATGTTCAGTCTTTTCAAACGGACGACAAGCCAAAGCGTTCGTTTTCCAAAAATCTATATCTAAATCCAGCCCATGCTTTTTAAGCTCTGTTCTTTCCCTTTGTCCTGCTTTGCCTTCAAGTTGTTTTCCTTTTTTGTCTTCAGTTGCTCCGGGTGCTTCTGATATAATAAGACAGTTCTTTCTGCCTTTTCCTGTGGGTTCCATCTTCGGAGAGTTTACCTTACGATAGAGACCACAGAGTTTACCTTACGATAGAGACCACACTTATAACACTCAGCATCCGCCGACTCAGTGATTTCAAAGTCTGCTTCGTCTATCCCATCCTCTTCAAAGAAATCATATTGGTCATTTGACATTATATAAATTTCCTATATAATATAGGGTTTGTCTCTGCAAATAAATAAGGGAATTTTTTTCTCGCTTCTGTGTATGAATAACTCGGACACTCTTCACCAGATTTTACTTTTGAGAACTCAGGATTATATACATATAAAATCAGTGCATGTCTTTCCCAATTTTGCGTTCCTGCCAACAAATGAAATTCTTTGTGGTTAAACACGCACAATTCTCTTAGTTGTATTTCAGACAAGGCACAGTTCCAATCAATATCTAAATCTAATGACCAATAAATCTTTATTCGTCTGCTTGCAATCATTATGCCCTCTTCAACATGATTAAATGCTTATAGTTTTCAGTCTCTAACAAAACCTTTTTGTCTTCATTGTCCTTGTTTAATACTGCATCCCCAACCAATTTTAAAGCGTCCTGTAATGCTGTAGGATTGATCGAAATAAAGTGTCAGAGTATTCAATTTTGATTTTCTCTTCAATATTAGCACTCTCGGAGCTTGAGGACAATATCAATTCGTTGTCTTCGAGCTTGATATGTACAAATCTATCAAGATATGTCGTTTCACTTGTCATTGTAATTACCAAGTCAAGGATTCTATTGAACTCTTTCGGCAACTCAATCGTTTGTTCTGTCTGAAAGTTCTCTATTAAATCCATTATTGTTTTGAATTGGTACTTCCCAGATATTCTTCTCATTGCAAGCATACAGGAATCTTCATCCATAAATATAACCCATGCTTTTGACACTCGAAAGTGAGTTGCTTCCAGTTTTGTTAGTGTGGGAGCCAAGTCAGCATTGAGCAAGATATTTTCCTTTGTCTTTAGTAGTGGGTGTTCCAGTTGCCACACACTTGCTCTTGTTTTGTCTGAACTCATCATCACACTACCATTTATACAGATACAAGCCAATGCTCCATCGGAAGGGTCTTTGCTTGCGGAGAATGCACAGGCATTTATTCCCTCTCTGAATCCTTCAGGCAATTCATGCAATGAGTCGTCCCCCAACGATTCTTTTATCTCTTCGATTGTTGCAAGGTCAATTTCGTTCAGCATTAAAGAGTTTAAGGATAGCTTTGCCTTTCCACAGATTATTTTTACCTTCTCCTCATCCTCAACAATCTTCACAAATTTGCCTGTTGTCTTCGTGATAAAATTTAACAGCTTCGTAAAGCTAACAACACAATTTAGGTCGGTCTTAATTGGAAACGACATGTATGTTTGGTCATTGAAGATGGCAATTTCCTGTTCCGAGAAGATTAATTGTCCCAAGAAGTTTTCAATTAATACATCATCCCTTAGGGAGACTGGCTTCAGTTTGTTTAAGATGTTTCGCAGTTCAGATTTTTTTATTTTCATTTATCCCCCAATGAGACAAAACAATCTAACATTTTATTGAAGTTGCCAATTTTCGTTTCTACCAAGTCTTCTCTCATAGATATCATCAGAATACCAAACTCTCTTATTATTCTTTCTGTGTCCCCTGTCAACGTTGATGCTCTCCAATCAATATAATTATCGACAACAGCATCAGAACCAAATAGAGCGATGTTAGACCCAATTATTACCATTTCCTGTCCTAATTTTTTCTTAGCCTGTTCATTCTTGTTTGATTTTGTTTGCAACTGTGGGTCTGTCATCTTCGCAAACAGTTCCAATAAATCACAATATGCTTTTGCTTTGTTCATTTCTTTTCCCCCTCTTCTATTTCTTTCATTTTAATTCTTTGATGGTCATTTCAACCCGACGGTATTTTTTAAAAAAATCCGATTTTTTAAAGCTCTTTCCCTTTGATGATATGCCTTTTTTGTTTTGATAAAATATTTCTATTGCTTCATCCAATTTTTCAATTGTATCATCAAGAATAACTATATATGGGATTCTGTGTTTTGTTATAAGTGCGTACTGCATTTTATTCTTCCACCTGTTTTGATTCCATTATTAATCCTTTCTGAATACCAATATGTATTCATGTTTCTTTGGCAATATTTTGTTGTTAATTATATCTTGTACGAATGCGGCATTCACCGGATTTCCTAAGTCAACTATATAAATGTTAAATGGTGTGAATCCTGCATCAACAAATAACTTATACAAATCCACATGGTATGGATAAAACACTTTGTCTTTTCTGAAGTCATTAATAAACCAGCAACAGTAAGCACCATGCTTGAGGATTCTATAGTTTTCTTCAACGTGTGGCATTAGATTATCAATAAAATCATCGTAATGTTTTGATAATCCTAACTGCTCCTCTTCGGGACCATAGTATTCAATATCCCAATAAGGTGGAGAAGTAATCGTGAAGTCGGCACTTTCGCTATGGATAGCAGGAACATGTGCCGAACTGCCTTCATATAATCTGATGAAATTTTTACTTGGCAGCAAAGACTCATCATTTCTTTTACCAAGTATCTTTGCCATTTCCATATTATTCAACATAAATTCGTGACACAAATCAACACCAATATAATTCATTCCTGCTTTAAAGCACAACTCCATTCGGCTGTTGTGTCCTGCGAATGGGTCATAAACTGTCCCACCTTCAGGACAGTATATTTTCGTGATGATTCTCCCTATATTCTGAGGAAATGCCGAGAGAGTATTTGTTCTTCCTTGTAGTTTGAGTCCAGACTTCTCAAGACCCGGAGTGTAGTTTTTATTGTTGTGCATTGTTCTTGCATTCTTTTTGTAGTGAAAGGCATAACCGCCACCTCTTTT